TGAGCCTGTACCATTTCATCACTGTCTTCATCGTAAAATTCTGCATCACAGTCATGAAAGTATATCTGTCCAAAAACAGAGAAATCCTTTGTAATCTCTCTCATTTTCACTGCAAGGCCCATCTTTTCTGCCAGCACTTGTGGTTCAATTGCCATTGGGGTTTTTAATGCTTCTGGGTAATGTCTGCGTAGGAAGTCTGCAGCAACGAATTCAAGCTGCTCCTTATTAATGATGGGTACAAGAGAGTCCGACATAGGTTTTGGCTGTTTATTTTTGCTGGTATACTCTGTTACACTGGAGATTGTAAAATCATCCAAATTGCAGTCCAAATCTCCGGAGCACTTCAACATAAACCACTGCCTGCAATTTTCCGATTCATCATAGTGATAATCTGACTCCCGAACCTCTAGTTCAGCTTCAACAGCAACATCAAATTCTATTTTCATATCCGGCAAATCATTAACAGAAACAAACTTTACTTCTATATCTGACAATTCTATGCCGCCAATGTTTCGAACTTTGTATAACCGTAAGTCTAAATTCTCGTAGTTCTCTGCAGTATAGCTTTGTATGGCTGCAAATAATTCATTATAGAATGTATCTGCCACATAATCTTTAAATGAACGATTACCCGCCAAGACACTCCCCCCCCATTCATATAGAAAATATCTTAATGAATTTCCTTTATTGTAAATATTAGTTCATAGGTAAATTATAACATACATCATAGCTATCTCAATATTTATTTTGCATTCGTGAATTTTAATTGTCCCCTCACTAATTTTGTGATAAACTTTATTTAATAACTAAGGCGAGGTGACATTATGTCCATAAGTTATAAAAAGCTTTGGAAACTTCTTATAGACAGAGACATGAAAAAGAAAGACTTGAGGGAAGCCGCAGGTATTAGTACAGCCTCAATGGCTAAGCTTGGCAAAAATGAAAATGTTAATACTGAAATTCTAATAAAAGTATGTAAGGCTCTTAGCTGTGACATTTCAGATATAATGGAGATTGTAGAAACTAAGGAAACCACATCAAGTGTAAAGGAGTAATCGAATGAAACTGTTATATTCAAATATCCTGCCCCTTGCTACATTAGAGGGCCAAGATACAATTATTGACTGTTTTAATGAACAAATCGCAAAATCGGACCGGGTTGAAATTGCGGTTGGATACATCTCTCGTGCTTCCTTGGAAGAACTGGACCACCTGGTCGAAGAACACAATATATCTAGTATATGCCTTACTATTGGTATGTACTTCATTGAAGGTATGCCAGAAGGATCCTTCAATGAAGCTTTACAACTGAACAAAAAATGGAGAGAGTCAGGCATTGGTGAAATTAGGATTGTAAAGGCATTTAAGTACCATGGTAAATTATACTGTTTCTATAAAGATGGACAACCTTTTTCAGCTATCATTGGTTCTGCAAACTTAGGTGTAATCAAATTAGATGCCAATAACCGCCGACAGTATGAAATCTCATCAATTACTGATGATGCTGCTGAATGCAGAGAAATTGCAGATTTTATAGAGAGACTAAAAATACAGAATTGCTCAGATAATATTGCCAGCATAACAGGAATGCCAATAATCAGGGAGGTTAACACATCACTTAGTGGCATTGATATGGTAACACAAATTCCCCAAACTGGTGTACAGCTTTATGCACAGCATAAAACAGGTATTTCATTTGTTCTGCCGATAAAAGTTCCTGCTTATGATGAGCGGCACATGGACGATGGCAAGCATTTTACGAAATCAAATATTAATGTCAGCTATGCCGCACCGAGAAGCAAGAGAAAATCCCGTGATTGGTATGAGACCCAGCTGACCGTGAGCAAAGAAATAACTCGCTCCGAGGGATATCCTGAAAAGAACAAGACTTTCTTTGTTGTTACCGATGACGGCTATTGGTTTAAGGCTCATACTACAAGTGATGGAAATAAACAGTTCAGTGCTGTTGGCGATGAACTTATTCTTGGCCGTTGGATTAAGGGCAGGCTTGCGGCTGCAGGACTTGTAACGCCTGTGAATGATACCCAAGCTGATACAGACCGTAAGGGCATGATTACGAAAGAAATGTTGCAAGCATATGGCTGCGATAGTCTTGTGCTTTCTAAAACCGACCAGAAAGCATTGGACGAAGACGGCTCTGAACTTGATGTATGGGTTTTATCATTTGAAACAACTGCTAACGAATGAGAGGTGCGGCTATGCAATACTTAAAAACATACCTTCAAAAGATTACAGACCGAGGCAATGTAAAATTAGCGGAGTCCATTTTAAAAACTGCTGAAGATGTTGGAAATCAGCATATTCGCAATTTTTCATTTACAAGTCATGAGATTGGTCTGTTGTTTGGCAATGTACAATCTGGAAAAACTGGTCAGATGTTTGGCATCATGTGCAAAGCCGCAGACTTAGGTTTTCCTGCGTTTATCTTACTCACTACGGATAATGTTGCTTTACAGCAGCAAACCTTGGAACGTGTCAAAGACGATTTAGACGGTTTCTGTATTTGCGGTGAAAATGACTCAAGGCTGTTTGTTGAGAATAGCCTTGTCAAGCCAGCGATTGTCGTTTTAAAGAAAAATTCAAGAATGCTGAGACTGTGGGCAAATGTATTTAATTCCACGGGCTTCATGAAGGGAAATCCTCTCTTCATAGTTGACGACGAGGCAGATGCCGCTTCCTTGAATACACTTGTAAACCGAAATGGTCAGTCATCAATTAATAGGTATTTGGATTCTATAAAGAATGGTGCATCAAGCAGTTTATATATGCAGGTTACCGGTACTCCCCAGGCAATCTTACTACAGACACTTGCTTCCGGGTGGCATCCATATTTTACATATTACTTCCGTCCCGGCGATGGCTATTTAGGCGGGGACTTTTTCTTCCCGACAAGCGGTAAACCTGAATGCATTGATTATCTTGAATCAATCAAACGACCGACAAGAAGTGTTGTTATACGCCATCTTGCTGTTTCTGCTCAGATTTTAGCATCTAACGGCAAAGTATCAAATTGCCTTATACATCCGAGTGTACGTCAAGCTGTTCACCAGCGCTTTGCTGACGACGTCACAAAAGAACTAAATTGGTGTATTGAACATATCAATGATGAATTCATCACAGAATTACAAACCCACTATGATGCTTTAGCACCCAACAAAAGCGAGAAACTTCCGTTTGATGTTATCTATAAAACTGCTAAGAACTTGATGGAAAACAAATGTATAAAAATTCTTGTTATGAATGGCAAGACTGATGTTGAGAGTCCCGAATATGCAGCAGGCTGTAATTTTATCATCGGCGGAAACACTCTGGGCCGAGGTGTAACTTTTCCAGGGCTGCAGACAATTTACTATACAAGAACAAGCAAAAAGCCTCAGGCTGACACTATGTGGCAGCATAGCCGGATGTTCGGTTATGACAGAGACCCTGGCATGATGAAGATATTTATAGATGAACAACTTTATAAACTATTTGCAGATATTAATGCTACTAACAATGCCATCATTGCTCAAGTAGAGCAAGGAATTGATAATATTAAAATCTATTATCCGGTTGGATTGAATCCAACTAGAAGGAATGTTCTTGACAACAAACGAGTCAATATTCTCTCTGGTGGAACAAACTATTATCCGTTCTATCCAGATAATGACTCTATAGAGGATATATCAAAACTATTGGAGCCTTTCTCTGATGATGAACCTTATTACCAAGTAAATTTGAGACTGATTAAGAAAATTTTGACCCATATTATTGCCAGTCCGGATTTTAAGTTGGACGCATTCCTTTCTGTCATTGACACATTTCTTTCAGAGCAGCCTGCGGGACAGGGTATTTTGATAGTTAGAAGAGAAAGAAATGTAGCACAAGGCACGGGTGCATTATTGTCTCCAAACGACTGGAAACTTGGCGGCACTTTCCCCAACAAAGTTGTCCTTACCATGTATCAAGTAACTGGTACTAAGGGATGGGGCGGAAAAGCTCTCTGGGTGCCAAATATTAAACTTCCTCATGATACAATGTATTATGATGTGTGTGAAGATAATACAGAAGCATAGGAGGACAAGCATGGATGTTTACCAATAATATAGCACAAAGGATTTTATTTGCTCCTCCACTCCGAGGAGCAGATACTTTATTAATATTAAGTGGATATGCTACTCCTAATATGGCATCGTGGCTAATTAAGAATTTTCAGGAGCAAAATATGCACCTTGTCAATATTTCACTGCTTATAGGCATGGTACCTTATGATGGGTTAAGTGTTCCTATACACGAGGGCTTTAAGGAACTCCATGGCAAGGCATACCCAAATGCCGTGGATAGCTTTTCCTGCAGTTATGTTTGCGAAAACCCTCCGGTTCATGCAAATTTGTATATTTGGTTAAAAGGTGAATTGCCAATGCAGGCATATACAGGTTCTGCTGATTTTGTGCAGAATGCATTTATTCCATCTCGAAAAGAAATCATGGAATGCTGTGATCCAGAAGAAGCATATAAATTTTTTCAGGAAGTTGAGGCAAATTCCATCTATTGTAACCATGCAGAGGTCGAAGATCATATCGTTCTCCGTCCAACACATCAAATTCTAGATGCTGAAAATAAGCCAATAACCACTTTGGCTGGAGAAGGTATTATTTCCACAACACTGTCTCTTCTTACAAATAGAGATGATATTGGAGAAAGGTCCGGTTTAAATTGGGGACAACGCAAGGGCAGAAATAAAAACCAAGCATATATCCATCTTCCTGCAAAAATTGCAAGAAGTGGTTTCTTCCCGCTTGATAAACAGCATTTTACTGTTGTTACAGACGACGGTCACACGCTTCTTTTAAGGGTCGAGCAGCAAAACAACAAGGCAATTACAACACCTCTTAGCAATGCTCAGCTTGGAGAATACTTCCGAAACCGTTTAGGCCTTGGAAATGGTGCATTCGTAACAAAGCAAGATTTACTGAACTATGGAAGAACGGATGTTACTTTTTACAAAATTGATGACGAAACATTTTATATGGATTTTTCTCATCATCCATCTGTGTGAGGGGGAATTTCATTTGTCAGATAATCATTCCAAAGAAATTCGAAGCATGAATATGTCACATATCCGAAGCACAAATTCTAAGCCGGAAGAAATTGTTCGGAAGTACCTGTTTTCCCGCGGTCTGCGATACAGAAAAAATGTACGCACTCTTCCTGGCTGCCCCGATGTGGTCCTGCCCAAATACAAAACTGTAATATTTGTAAATGGGTGCTTTTGGCATCATCATGACTGTGGTCGTTTTGTATGGCCGTCAACCAATGAAGAATATTGGCATAATAAAATTGACAGAAATATCAAGCGTGACAAAAAGAATACCAAACTGCTCGAAGAACAGGGATGGAACGTTCTTGTTATTTGGGAATGTCAGCTAAAAAAGTCTGTTGCCGAATCGAATTTGAACGCACTGTACAACAGCATTACTGCACAGCAAAAATAAAAAACAGCAAAGTGTAAGTCTTTTCAAACTTACTGCTTTGCTGTTTTTTACTCATTGATATTTGGTTCTGTTGATTCATAAGGAATTCCGGCAAAACTTCTCAGTATTGCTTCAAAGATAATTTGTGCTCCTCTGCTTGGAACAGCCATACCAATTTGTTTTCTGACACTTTCCTTGCTTCCAATAAATCTGTAGGTATCCGGAAAGGTCTGAAGTCTTGCCCGCTCTCTATTAGTCAAGGCTCGTGGCTCTTCCCAATGATATATATGTGTCCCGCCTCCGCCGCTTCCGGTTACTGTATAAGATGGCTTAGTAGGATCAAGGCGCTTATAAATCTGGCTTATTCTTGCACCCGTTATATTAAGCTGGAGGTCTTCCGGCAAATCAGCTGTAAAAGCATTCTGCCCGGGAAGAATATGCTGCAGTCTTCTAACAACGGTTGCCGATTGCTTCGTTAATTCATTGTTATATGCATCCCTTGGAATAGGAGGATTTTCTATTGCGTTTCTGCAGGTATTATCAATTCCGGCATAAGGTGCTGTTGATGGAACTCTAAATTCAATATTGATATCATTACGTATACCAACAATTATCAAACGGTGTCTTGCCTGAGGTATTCCATACTCCTCAAACTTATACAGATGAGGTGTAATCGTATAGCCAGCCCCTCTCAGTTCATTTAGAATCTTAGTAAAGGCCTTACCATCATTTGCGTTTCTAAGTCCGCCTACATTCTCTGCTAAAAACCACTGTGGCTTAAAGGTTTTTAAAGCTTTGACGCCATATGAATATAAGGGACCATATACCCCATCCATACCTTTTTGTTCACCAACAACACTATAATCATTGCAAGGGAAACCAAACGCCAATGCGTCAATCGGGGCTAATTTGGACATATCAAATTTACGAATATCCTCATGGTAAACGGTATTAGGTGCATCGGGGCAAATATTTAATCTATAAGTTTCACAGGTATCCGCATCATAATCATTTGCCCATTGATGTACAATTCCAAAATCGTCATTATTTATATCTGCATTTATGGCTCCCCAAGCAATCCCGCCCGGACCACAGAACAATTCTCCAAGCCTATAAATCATATCTCATCAACCTTCCTTTTTCTGTTGAGAAAATCGATTTGTGCTTGGATGTATTGCATTTCTTCACCATCAAGGGAAGAAACCCCTTGAAACACAAACTGATATTCTTTAATATCTTCTTCACTCAAGTAACCTGCTAACTCATAGAGCGGTATCAAATGAATGTTATATAAATTTGCAAGTTTTTTTAAATCATCGGGAGTATAATCAATCTGCCCTCTTTCCATCTTGCTAAGTCTTGAATCTGTTATACCGGTTATTTCATATACCTTTTTGAGGCTCAAACCGCTTTTTTCACGACTTTCTTTCAATCGATCGCCTAACTCAGACATTCTATCACCTCTACAGTAGGATAACATATTCGCTGCGAATAATCAAGACTTTTTTAACATTTGCTGCATGTCTGCAGCATTACACTAATAGTTTACAAATCTCCCTAATGGAAATTATTCAAGTCTGAAAGCCAAAGTATCTCTTTTTATTCACAAATTTCGACACAGACATTTCGGCCTATCTGTCATCTATTCTATCTCCTCAACCCTATGAAGTTATCTAATCTGTCTACTCAACCCTACGTACATTTTTGCGGTCGACTTGTTTCCTCAATAAATAAAAACAAGGCTTTTCGAGGTTAAAAGTATCTGCTCAACAACTGGCAGAAAACCTTCCAACCTCGAAAAGCCTTTATTCATCAGTGTTCAGAGTATTCCTTATTTCTCCATCCTTGACATCAATACAACACACTCAACGTGGCACGAGGCAC